ATGTAAGATTAGTCTCTTTGTCATTTAAAATTACACTCCACCATAATTTCAGTCATTGCTGCAAGGATATTTATCTCTTGGTCCGCGACAAATGCGATCTGATATTGATACTTAGCAATAATGAGCACGGCAGCAGCAAGAGAAGGACCGTCAACGGATGGTGGTAGAGCATCGTAAACACGACGCAATAGTACACCAGGATCATTGTCCAGATTATTAACGACCCACTTTCGGACTTCAGGATAGTTTTTATCCTTGAGATTCTTGATAAGATCACTTACCGAAATGTCCGAGAATGACGCAAGAATCGCTGAATCAATTTCACCACCCACGGAGTATCTTTGGCATTCGTTGAGAACACGTCTCCAGTCCGGGAAGTGCTTGTTGATAAGTTCGATAAGGACTTTTTGATCATACTTAACGCCCTCTTTCTCAAGAATAGTCCTGAGACGCTTGAAGAACTGTCCTGCAATTGTTGGTTTGTCTTTGGATTTAACTCCGAATTCGACCACCGCACATCTGGAGTGGAGAGGTTCGATGATTTTGTTTTTGTAGTTGCAGGTAAAGATGAAGCGGCAGTTGTTATAAAATGCCTCAATATTCGCCCGTAAGAGGAGTTGTACATCGTGGGTTGTGTTGTCAGCTTCGTCAATAATGATGACTTTGTGTTTCGCATCAGCAGAAAGAGAGACGGTCGAAGCAAAGTTCTTTGCTTGATTCCGTACCGTGTCCAAAAATCGTCCTTCATCAGATCCATTAATAATAATATAATCACACCCAAGTTCTTCACAAAGTGCTCGGGCAATCGTTGTTTTACCAACGCCAGAGGTTCCACAAAGCAAGAGGTTAGGGATCTCTCCTTTACCTAACATAGCAGTGAATGTCTCTTTAATGCTGTCAGGAAGAATACATTCTTCAACAGTCTTTGGGCGATACTTCTCAACCCACAAAAATTCTTCGCGCATAATCAATTTAAATGTCTTTCAAATTCTTGAGATACAATATCTCTGGCACCCAGTCTCTCAAACATATATTGTACACTATTTTTTGGTGTAGCGTTATCACCACAGGTAAATACGTCACACACTGCCATACCCCTCTCTGGCCAAGTATGAATACTAATGCGACTCTCCGCAAGCATAGCAACAGCAGTCACACCCTGAGGATCAAACTTGTGAGATGAGAGACTCAACAATGTACTCCCAGACGGATCTGCTGCCATAATGAGTACATTTCTAATATGTGACTCATCATCTAGCAGTCCAGGTGAGCACTCTTTCAAAGTAAAGAGAATGTGTTTCATCAGATCCAATCAGGTTTACGGTTTGGTAGTCTCAGATAATTATCGCATACCCAAGGTTTAGATGCAATATAACGCTTGTATCGCGTGTAGATATCAATGCTCGTATCGTACTTGAACTCATCAGGTCCAGCAAACACAAATGGTTTGGGGCCCTTTCCACTGCGACCTTGAGGGTCTGCTGTAGGAAGTATCTCTTTTGCTGCTAGAAGGGTCTTCTGGCAGGTGTGAACCTTACCATAGCGAGCAGTGTACTCTTCACACATAGCAAGTCCATGAGCAAGCAACCACTGCCAATTGGTCACAAACTCATTCGCCCACTTGGTGCAGGGATGATTACGAAAAGCACCCTTCTCAGTAGCATAGGGAGTGCCATCTGCTCTGGGAAGATTACCAAAGTTATGTCCCCATTTGTCAGAGCATACAATAGCAAGCATCTGACAGGTCTCTAGGGGCATCTTGACAATGTGCTTGTCAGGGAGAACCATAGCAGACTTGTATGGACTAGGGTCAGTCACAAAGATGTTCATAATAAATGTGATAGAGAGATTACTAGTAGAAATGTTATCATAGTAACAACATCCCAGGATTTTGTCCTTATAAAGTAAGGAATCGATATACTGTCTCCAATCATTTGGACAGTAACACCGATAGTTATATTTACGTGGAGGATAATAAAATAAGCAATGATTACAAGACCACTACCTATTACTCTCATAGAAACATCAATCCAGTTTGGAGTCCGGTTCCAAGGCAATGTAATACTTGAGAGTGCGATCCTTGCTATTGAACTCTGATAACAGTTTCTTAGAGATAGTAACATCATAAGCACCGGGGAGGATCTTAATGTTCTCGACCTTAAAGTTGAATATGAACTCGGAGTCGGTTTCACCTACAACAACAGCAAAGGTGTTGGAGGTGTCGTTCTTCTTGTCCCATACAATCAATTTTACCACACCTGCTTCACCAATGACAGACATATCAGGCAGTTGATAAACTGCTGCTGCCTTGAGCAAACGGTCCAGTTGTTGGGTATTGAGTTCAAAACTCACCTCTGTGCTAGGCAGAGCAATTTGCTTATCAGGAGGTGTGACAATCACAGCAGGGTCAGCAAAGAAGTATTTGGATCGCATCTTGCCTTCACTGATGTGAACAAAACTCTCATTGTCAAAGTTAAGTTCAGGACTCTGGTGGAGAGACAGTCCATTAAGGAACTGTGTCAGATCATAGATACCAAAGTCTTTTGGAAACTCCTCATCAATCTCTGCCTCTGCAAGAATATTCTTCATCACACTGATAGTGCGGAGTTTGTTACCCTCCTTAAAGAGTATAGATTGATTGATGGAGGAAAAGTTTTTAAGCAGGGACAGGGTTTTATCAGAAAGTCTCATATCGATTGCCTTTGGGGTCATTGTGTAGTCCAGAGAAGTGGTAGAGTAGGATACAATAATGTATTGCTTTGATGATGTCAAGTTTGGACTTGCCATTTTTTTTACCAAACCGTGACAGGTATTTGATTGCATTTGAGCGACAGAATGCTTCTGCGTCACCAATACTATCAATTAAGTCGAGAGTCTGGGTCTTGGATTCCTTGGAGGTATAGTAAGAACTATACGTTGATGATAGGTATTCTCTAACCTCCTTCATAGTAAGGTCTTCTTCATACCTCCAAAATCCATTTGCAGATAATTGATTTAAATTTAGATCAATATCAATAGAGGGGTCAATTTTATCTTTAGTTTTTTTATTCAAAGGTGTATACTCATATCCATATTCAGGTCCATCATTAAATGGATTTGGTCTGTCAATGTCATTACGATCATACTCGTAGTAATGTTTAGAATGTTCAATCATAACCAAGGAAGGCAATGTTTACCTCCCAGTATTATATCACTGTTCAGTGATGTTGTCCACTAATTCCTCAGATGGCATTACAAAATCAACATCAACTTTGTCATACAGTTCTAGGAATGCTGACTTAGTTTCTTCATCAAATCGGTTGATGCAGACTTGAATTGCCTTTGCCTTGTCGCCAAAGATGACATAAGCATTGACGATGTGCAATAGACGACGGGTAGAGATGACCTCCTCAATACCACCATCATAGAATGTCTTACGGATGATATCTGCCCAATCAACCAGACGGGAGATAAAGTTATCATCATTGACACCAATGCTAGCAGCAACCTTAGCAAGGATCTTTGCCTCAGATGAAGGGGTTGGATATGCTTGCTCAAAGGTTACACAGAATCGCTCCAGGAATGCCTCATTCAGCACGTTAGTGCCGATAAAGCGACCATCATCAGATCCCTTACCTTTTGTATTGGCAGTTGCAAACACGTTGAATCCCTTGACAGGTTGTACAAACTTGCCAATCTTCTTCAAGAAGACTCCCTTACCCTCAAGAATAGACTGCAGACACAGGATTTTGTTGGATGCTAGGTCAACTTCGTCTAGAAGAAGTACAGCTCCACGTTCCAGAGCTTCGATGACAGGACCATTATGCCAAACAGTTTCGCCATTAACAAGACGGAAACCACCAATAAGATCATCCTCGTCGGTTTCAATGGTGATATTGACGCGAATCAACTCCTTATTTGAAGCAGCACACGCTTGTTCAACAGTGTGAGTCTTACCATTTCCTGACAAACCAGTGATAAAGGTAGGATAAAACAGACCAGACTTGATGATACGCTTGATATCATTGTAGTTACCAAAGGCAACGAAGTTAGGATCTTTGGTAGGGATGAGATTTTGCTCAACAGCAGGCAGTGCTGCTGGTGCTTGATAGTCTTGCTCCAATTTTTCTTGTACGGACAGGTTCCACTTACCACGACCAACTTTGTATTCTTCCAGTTTCTTGGTCACAGTGGGATAGGATGTTCCGTTGGCGGCGCACCATCCACGAATGTCGGCGGCAGTCACCTCCGTACCATACAGGGATTGCAGGGAGGTCAGGATGTACTCAGGGGTCACAGTGTTGCGGGGCATATGCTTTGTTTCAACAGTCATATTATAGCAGCGACAGGGGGGTCTCTCAAGACCCCTTGTGCCAGTTAGTCAGGTGTCTCGGTCTCTTGTTCCGCGACAACCAGTTCCAGTGCCTCAACGGCACCAATCAGCTTTAAATGTTTCTCTCTTGCTAGTCGAAGTTGTTCTTCACCTTCAGCAATTGCTGTCTTCATAGCATCTCTCTGCTCTCTGAAGTTGTCCAGCATTTCTTTAGTATCCACAATTAAGCAATCAATTGAACAAACTCGGACAGAACCTTCTTATTTAGTTTCTTAGTGGCAAGAGACTTGGCAAATGCCCTCTTGATCTGTGCTTTTGAGGCATCCTCATTTACATCAAAGGAGTTTTCTGCAGCAAGAGATTGTGCTGAGAGACCAAAGTAAACGTCATAAGATGAGCATTTGATAGAGACACTTCGATCTTTCTTCCAGGACATTCTCAACTGAGATGATGTTGTAAAGTCATCAGTATATCGGTTGATAAAGTTGTTGATATCACGCGATCCAAGGAGACGGATACCAACAAAGTTCATCTCAGGGAATCGGTCAGTCAAGTTGCGTAGCAGCACCTCTGTAAGGTCTCCCCACCCTCTTGATTCCATATGATAGGTGGTTCCAAGTTTACGGTCACGCAGATAAGCATAGTCAAATCGGATTGATCCAGTAGAGAATCTTTCAATACCCTTATGATTGACAATCTTCTTACTGTACTTCAACCAACCAGACTCACCATCAGTAAGGATAACACATTGTACTTTCTGTACTTTGTTTTGTGCTTTAAACTGAGGCAGGATCTTGTGTAGGCAGATGACAGTCTCATTCAAAGGTGTCCCAGAGAGACTCATTTGATGAGGAATATCATACGTAACACCATAACGATTTTGGACGGCATAAGCAATACGCCAGATAGTGTGTAGTTGATGCTCAAGATCCTTTGCCTTTGCCTTACTGGTAAAGAGATTCATCAAACGGAACTGATTGTCAATATACAACGCATTCTCTTTCTGATTAACAACTTGTGGAACATCCTCACCATAATCTGAGTAACGGAACCACTCATTAGTAAATGCATAAACGTCAAATGGTACGTTTACTTTCTTACAGAACCAGATTAGATTATAGAGTTGCTTGATTGTATCTACAAGCGTATCTGCCATTGATCCAGACCAGTCAAGAATAAAGACCAGACCGTGATTCTTACCATCAGGAATGATGCCGACCTTCTTAAAGAGATCCTCATTGTACTTGTAGGTATGGAGTTTAGTACAATCAAGAACACCAGTCCTTGCTGTTGTAGCACGGGCATAAGAGTCTGCTGACTTCTTACACTCAAACTCTTTTACAAGGTAACTGACTTCTTTCTGAGCGTTCTTCTTAAATTTTACATACTCATTGTCAGCACGTTCAAATGGATCAAAACTCAGTCCCTCACCCTTAAGTCTCTCGGCAAACTGTGCATAAAAATCATCAGCATACTCATAGATCTCAGAGTTTTTTGCAATGACAGTATCTAGATTTACATCAGGAATCTCAAGATACTTTGGATCTTCTCCATATGATGTTTTAGGATGACTCAGATCTTCTGTTGCGTCATCAAAGTTTTGTGCTGTCTTAACATCAAGGGGGGCACTTTGCTCAGCAGGTGATGATTGCTCACCCGGTTCCTCCATCTCAGACTCTGTATTTTGCTCACCACTAGTGTCATCAGACTCAGATTGTTCACCCTCGTCAGTTTGTTCTTGCTGAGGAAACTCTGATTGAATATCACTTTGTGTATCTCCATCACCACTGGTGTTACCCTTAAGAATATCAACCTGTTGTGTCTCTTGCTCATCATCCTGTTGAGACTTGGCATACTGATACATACGCTCAGCAGCAAGGATTACATCAGCAAAAGTCTCAGCATTAGTCAACATCTCAAGAATGATTCCTTCCTCAGCACCACTGAAGGGGATATCAACAAAGTTGCCAACCTTGAAGTATAGATTAACTCGGTCTGCGATATTCAGTTTGCTCAGATCTTCCTCACCAATACCAAAGAAGTCATCCTCATTGAGTTGACGATATCCTTCAAAAAATGTTTTAGCAAGACCAGGATACTTACGCTTCATCAGTTTCTCAATACGAGCATCTTCAGCAACGTTGAGGAACTGGTGAGGGATATCTTCAGGGGGATCTACATTTGGAGTAAAGAGAGCGTGTCCGACCTCGTGACCAACCAGCAGGTCATAGACGACGTTGCTTGCCCTCTCCCACATAGGCAGGGTTAGGACGCGAGTGTCAACATTGAACTGTGCCGTCTGGACCCTACGGTTCTCTACAATCAGGTCTTCGGTGGCGAGCAGTTTGGCAAGTTGTCCTTTGATCTCAGCGTTGATTGGCATTGGTGTCTTGTCTTGATGTGTATATCATACAGCAAAACCCCTGCCGGAGTAGAGGGCAGTGGACAGTTATTCAACTGGTTCAAGCAACCAGATCATTATCATAGAAGTATTTAACGCGCAGTTGGCGGAGCAGTTGGAGGAATCGATAATGCTCTAGACGTTCTACGTCCATTGGTTCGGTGACTGCATTCTTCTTCA